GTCGCGTTCTTCTTGAACAAGATGGCTGGCGGGGAACCCGGATTCCTCCTGTCACCCAACTGCCGCCAACTCCGCAAGGGGTTCATCGGCGGATACCGCTACGAGCGGTTGAAGGTCGCAGGGGAGAGATACCGGGATCGCCCGGTCAAAGACCGGTTCAGCCACCCGCACGATGCGCTTCAGTATCTCTGTCTCGCGGCGCGGGAGGGAGGAAGAAACGTGCGAGCACGATCAGTAGGTAGAGCGTCCGCCAAAGCGTGGACGTAAGGAAGTAATCCATGACCCAGGTATATCAGGCCATTGCACCCGTCTCCGCAGACGTCAGTGCCGCACAGCCGGAAGGCGTGGACAACTCCGACCTGATTGCCTCTGGAATTTCCGGTCACATCACGAATTGCTGGAACAAAGCCAAGTTCCAGAAGCAACGCATCACTGAGCGCCTCCTCGCTTGTGAGCGCCAGCGCCGTGGGGAGTACGACCCCGACAAAGCGCAGGAGATTGCACAGACCGGCGGCTCCGACATCTACATGATGATTACGGACGTCAAGTGCAACGGCGCGAAGGCGTGGATTCAGGACGTCATGTTCCAGGACGACCGTGGCTTCGACCTGTCGCCAAGCCAGGAGCCGCAGATCCCGCCCGAGGTCAAGATGTCCATCATCGACTTCGTGCGCCAGGAGGCGATGGAGTTCTTGGCTCAAGGCCAACAGATGCACCCGGACGCTTTCCGGGAACGCCTCGAGGAAGTCCACGACACGATTCTGTTGCGTATCCGCGACGAAGCCAAAGAGTGCGCCGAGCGCATGGGCGGCGTCATCCAGGATCAGATGCAAGAGGGTGGCTACAAGCGGGCGATGGAAGACTTCATCGACGACTTCGTCACCTACCCGACCGCGATCCTGAAAGGGCCCACCGTCCGGAAGAAGAAGAAGCTGACCTGGGGCCCGAACTTCGTGCCCATCGTCACCAACGACTTCTTCCGCGAGGTGGAGCGCGTCTCCCCCTACGACATCTACCCGAGCCCCAACAGTTCCGGCGTCGATGACGGCTTCCTGATCCAGCGCCACCGCCTGACCTCCAAGGACTTGGAGTCCATGAAGGGTGTGCCCGGATACAGCGACGGCGACATCGACCAGGTGCTCGTCCGCTACGGGAACAGCGGCTTCCGTCTGTTCGAGTACGGCGACCAGCAACGCGACAACCTCGAGGGCAAGTACTACAGCCGCCTGTACCAGGACGGCCTGATCGAGGCGCTCGAGTTCTGGGGCCCGGTGATGGGCGATATGCTCATCCAGTGGGGCATGAAGGACGTTGACCCGACCAAGGTGTACGAAGTCAACGCTTGGCAGATCGGCTCCTACGTCATCAAGTGCGTCATCAACCCTGACCCGTTGGGTCGCCGCCCCTACGAGATCGCGCAGTGGCGCAAGATCCCCGGCGCGTTCTGGGGCACGGCTCTGCCCGAGGTGATGCGCGACGTCCAGGTCATGTGCAACGCCGCCGCTCGTGCGCTGGCGAACAACATGGGCATTGCGTCTGGCCCGCAGGTTGACGTCGCCGTTGACCGCCTCGCCGATGGCGAGGAGCTCACGCAGATGTACCCGTGGAAGATCTGGCAGACCACCTCGGACAAGACCGGTGGCAACCAGCCAGCCATCCGCTTCTTCATGCCTGAAATGAAGGCGGCGGAGCTGATGGGCATCTACAACCAGTTCGTCCGTCAGGCCGACGAAGTGACCGGCATCCCGAACTATGTGTATGGCGCGGGTGGCGGTGGCTCCGGCGCAGGGCGCACGGCGTCCGGTCTGTCCATGCTGATGGACAACGCCGCCAAGGGCATCAAGGCCGCGATCCTGTCCGTCGACCATGTGGTCACGATGGTGGTCAACCGCTTCTACGTCCACAACATGATGTACAACCCCGACCCGTACATCAAAGGCGACTTCAAGATTGTTGCCCGTGGAGCGATGGGCTTGGTTCACAAGGAAGCCATTGCGGTTCGCCGCAACGAGTTCCTGGCCGCGACCAGCAACCCGGTCGATCTCCAGATCGTGGGCCCCGAGGGTCGCGCCTATCTGTTGCGCGAAATGGCGAAGGGTCTCCAGATGGACACCGACAAGCTGGTGCCCACCGTGGACATGATGAAGTTCAAGCAGGAACAGATTCAACAGGCCATGCAAGCGCAACAGATGCAACAGCAACAGTTGCCCGCCCCGGCGGAAGGTGGTGTCGGTGGCGACTCCGCACCCCCGCCCGCCGACATGAACACCGTCCAACCACAGCAAGGAATCGCATGATGAAGAAGCCCATGAAGCCCATGAAGGGAATGATCCCCGCCGGTTACGCCGACGGTGGCAAGGTCAAGCCGTTCACCGGCAAGGACACCAAGGCCGAGGAAATGGCCGAGGCCAAGCAAGTGCGCTCCGGCAAAGTTTCTCCCAAGCAGTACGTCCGCAAGGAAATGGCTGAGGAGAAGAAAGAGGGCGAGAAGTCCAATCCCAAGGAGCTCATGGCCAAGGGCAAGGCGCTCGCCAGCGGCAAGCTGTCGGCTGAGAAGTATGGCTCGATGGCCAAGATGGCCGACGGCGGAATGGTGGGCAACTGCAACACCTACGGCGTTGCTGTCCGCATGAACGCAAAGAAGTGAGGCAACACATGGAACAGCTTTCGCCCAACGACATTCAAGAGTGGCAACGTGCTGACAACAGCAAGGGCGGTAAGCCCGAGGCCGCTCCCTATCAAGTTGATCCCAAGACCGTCACCGGCCCGAAGGATCAGATGAACAGCAAGATCGCCACGCCGACCCACCCGAAAGGCGGCATGGTTTGCTGAAGAAACCATCACACGAGGTTTTAGTTGCCCTGTCATCGCTACAGGGCAACTTGCAATTCGAGACCATCCGAACCTGGCTCGAGGAATCCCTGCAAGACCTGTATCGCGACTCCTGCAACACCAAGGACGAAACTCTGTCCAGGTGGCAACAGGGAGCCGCACAGGCTGTTGGCGACTTCCTCGATAAAGCCAAGGACTCCGGAGAAGCTCTCCGCAGATCGCGGTAACAGGCCGTCGGTCTGTTAGCGGCGTTCTGCCGCAAAAGGGGCTGGCCCTTTAACCAGCAACCGTTGAACACCGAACGAATCGCTCGAACACCGCGAGGCTCGAACGCGACCGTCTTCGGCTCACGGAGTATCAATGTCATCTTTACCACGCGCTGTCCTGGAAGCCGAAGAAAAGGCCAACAGACTTCAAGAAGAACTGCTGAAGCGCCAGCAACCGAACGAGTCAGGCGAGCAACAAGGTCAGCCCCCGGCTGATCCGAACGCCACGCCACCGGAAACCCCGGCACCCCAAGGCGACTCCACAACTCCTCCTGCATCCGGACAGGACGAGCAACTGGAACACCGCTACAAGGTATTGCAGGGCAAGTACAACTCGGAAGTTCCACGCCTCTCGGCGGAGAACAAGGATCTGAAGAACAGACTCCAGCAACTTGAGCACGACCTCGAGGTGCTGAAGAATGCCAAGCCGCCCGAAGCCCTGGTCAAGCCAGAGGAGATCGAGGAGTACGGCGAGGGTCTGATCGACGTAGCCCGTCGCATCGCTCGTGAAGAGCTCGCGGCGAAGCAAGCGGAGATCGACGCCCTCAAGAGCCGCATCGACTCGCTATCCAATGTCACGACTCAGAAGGTCGAGACGGACTTCTTCAAGACCCTGACTGCACTGGTTCCCGATTGGGAGCAAGTCAACCAAGACCCCAAGTTCCTTGCTTGGCTGGAGGAGGTGGACGAGCTCACGGGGGCAAGTAAACAGAATCTCCTGTCGAACGCAGAGCGTGCTCGGGATGCAGAGCGCACCGCGAAGTTCTTCAATGCGTTCAAGAAGACATCTTCAACGTGGGCGGCGAATGCAAACGCATCGCTGGAATCCCAAACCGTCCCGCCGACGAACAAGGCACCCAACGCTCCTCCAGCCAAAAAGATCTGGACGCGAGCCGAGGTGGCCGACTTCTATGCGCGGCAACGTTCCGGGAAGATCAGTGACGCCGACGCAGTAGCCATTGAAGCCGACCTCATGGCGGCTCAAATCGAAGGTCGCATCCGATGACCTTCAACAAACCTTTTCAACTTTAGGAGTGATTCATCATGGCATTTCCCGCAAGCGGCGGCTATACGCAATACAGCGGTAACTTCATCCCCGAGATTTGGTCTGGCAAGCTCCAGGTCAAGTTCTATAAGACCACCGTCTTCTCCGAGATCGCTAACACCGATTGGGAAGGCGAGATCAAGGGTCAGGGCGACAAGGTTCACATCCGCACCATCCCCACCATCACGATCAACTCGTACACCAAGGGCCAGAACCTGACCAATCAGGTGCCTGACTCCACCCCCGTCGAGCTCTTGATCGACAAGGGCAAGTACTTCGCAGTCGTGCTGGACGACGTCGATGCTGTGCAGACCGACATCAAGCTGATGGACGTCTTCACCAACGACGCCACCACCCAGATGAAGATCGCCATCGACGCTGACGTCCTCAACGGCGTGAAGGCTTCTGCCGCCACCGCCAACAAGGGCGCTACCGCTGGTGTGATCTCCGGCAACATCAACCTCGGCACCGACGCTTCTCCCCGCGCCGTGACCTCTTCCAACATCCTCGACCTGTTCTTGGATGCTGGTCAGGTTCTCGACGAGCAGAACGTCCCCGAAGATGGCCGCTGGTTGGTTATCCCCGCCTGGATGGCTTCGATGGTCAAGCGTTCTGACCTCAAGCAAGCCTACCTGACTGGCGACTCTGTCTCCCCGTTGCGTAACGGCAAGCTCGGCATGATCGACCGCTTCATGGTCTACGTGTCGAACAACCTGCCCAAGACCAACGACGGCGACAGCTACGTCATGGCTGGTACCCGTGACGCCATCACCTTCGCTTCGCAGATGACCAACGTGGAAACCCTCCGCGCTCAGTCCACCTTCGGCAACATCGTCCGTGGTCTGAACGTGTACGGCTACAACGTCATCAAGCCCGAGGCTCTGGTGAACATGGTTGCCGTCAAGGGTTAATACCCTCCTGTGAGTGAGGGGGGTTTCTTTCCATTTTCCTCCCTCGCCCTTAACCGCCCTGGGGAAACCTGGGGCGGTTTCTTTTGAGGAACACGAATGTCAAAGCTCATGCGAAATGTGCGTACCGGCAAGATGGCCGTGTACGACCGCGAGCTTGTTGAATCCGGTCGTTGGATCGAGGTTACAAACGAGCCAGCGCCCAAGAAATCTGTTGAGGACAGCCTCGCGCTCAAGGACGAGCTCGAAGTAGTCATCACGAGGAGCTCCGATGAAAGCATCGAATCTGAAGCGTGAGGGCGGCAAGATCGTCTATCGCGGCCACGAGTTCCCCGGCTTCGACAAGCCTGTGAACGCACCCGCTGGTGCCAAGCAAAAGAAGATGGTTCTCGCCAAGAAGGGCGA